CTCCTAGTACGCCGCCTATGCTGGGGCCGAGAACGCCTCCTATGCTAGGACCGAGAACGCCCCCGTTGCCTATGCCTGGACCTATAGAACAAAAGGAGTTGCAAATCGTAGAGAAGACACCATCACCCGGTCTCAAAGCAACCGAAGGTGTTATGATTCCACCGCCACCTGGATTGTATGATGCTCCCAAGGAACAACAACCAGCTGCTCCAGGACCAGAAAAGAAGAGGCATCAGGGGATTTATATGCAAAATGTTCTTGTTCGCAAGGTTTACTTGGATATCAATGAAATTGGTGGTAATATCGCAGCCAATCTCGAGAAGAAACTGCGGAGAGAAATCGAGAGTAAGTGTATCAAGGAGGGTTATGTGAAGCCGCGAAGCACCAAGATTCTCTCGTATTCTTGTGGTGTTCTCAAGGCGAATAAGGTCGAATTCGTTGTTACATGTGAATGCCTCATTTGTCGTCCTGTTGAAGGAATGAGGATATTCAAGTGCGTTGTCAAGAACATTACAAAGGCTGGTATTCGTGCCGAACTTCGCACTGAAGGAGACGAGCCATCTCCGATTGTCGTCTTTGTTGCTCGTGATCACCATTATGACAACAAGTATTTTGCAACAGTGAAAGAAGAAGATGAAATCAACGTTCGAGTAATTGGTCAGCGTTACGAGTTGAACGACACATATGTCTCAATTATTGCAGAACTCTTGGAGCCAAAGGATAAGGCATCGGCAGTGTCGTATTCTGTACAAGGCAAACAAGAAAAAAAGAAGAAGTTGAAACTGGTGATTAATGAATAAATTACTTACGCTGACAAAATACTTTAACCTACAACATACTTAAAAACATTCGCATAATTATTTTTATTCTAATATAATTATGTCTCTTGTTCAAACTAAAGAAAAGATTGAAAGTCTTCATAGGCCATATCAGATTCAAATGCTTAGAATTCTGAAAAAACACAACGTGGATTTCAATGAGAATCGGAATGGTGTCTTTTTTAATTTAGCTAAACTTAATGAAGCAACCCTCATTGACATCGATAAATACCTGGCTTATGTTGATCAGCAGATAAATTTTCTGTCGGAACATGAGAAGCAGAAGGATTTATATAAGGAAAACTACTTTAAGAATATTGAACACAATATAACTATCAACAAGGACTTTATTCTCTAACTCGACAATGACAACTGATTTTGAAAAATACAAGCAATTTATGTATACTAGTGATAATATAGAGATAATGATGAGAGAAACTGAAGAATTTATTAGTAAGGCATCTGATAATAAATTCTTTAAACGGGAAGAAAAGAAGCAAAAGCCGCAAAAGCAAAAGCGAGAGTTTCACCACAAACATCCAATCTTTTGGCTTCTTTACAAGATGGTAAGCATCGAAGACTTTTTCACAAAAGAAAATGATGTGGAAGAAATGAACTTTCGTATCAAGTTTGTTGAAACTATTAAAACAGATCCTGGATGGATGAAGGCAAACAAAATTAAAATTTCGCATGTCGAGGGAGAAGCGATGGATTCGGCCGATATTCCACTGCTTGGTGCATTTTTTAGAGCAGTATGTATTCGAAATAATGTGTCATTGATGGTAATTAAAGGCAATATTTATAAAACAATCCTATGCGATGATGCTGATGCTGATGATGTTCCAAATTTTATCATCAAATATAATGGAGAGAAATTCGAATTTGTCGCGGAAAATGAAGTGACAATGCTTGCGAAACATGCTAGAGACAATTTATTCGAGTTTTCGAAGCCATTGCGTGCAATTAGTGGTTACAAACTCGATGAATTGAGAGAAATTTCTCGCAGAGTGGGAGTTGATAGCAATGGTCTTCTGAAAAAACCGCTTTACGAGAAGATTTTGACTAGTTTAACGTTTTAAACGTCTAGATAACGGGTTTTTAAGAAAATTGAATAATATTCATAAAAGGTATAATAATAAAATATATACCTTTTATATACATATCATGACCACGTCAAACAAACAAGACACATTCAAGATGTATTATGAGAAATTCGTGAATTCACGAAAAAATAATCTTGAATTGGAAGTTCGTTTCGGCACAAAAGGCAAAAGAATTACGAAAATTGATTTTGATAACGTTATTCAAAAACTTTTGTCGGCTGGGTTTGAAATAGAAGATCCATCTTTATACATGTTGCGTATTCAAACGGAATACTATGACAAAATAACTGGCAAGACTAAAACGTCGAATATTCGTACAGAAATCGATTCGTTTTTTGGAGTACAAGACTATTGCCGTAGCAACGACCTGTATGACAAGGATGGCCACATTAATCGTGAGATTGGATTTATTCGCAAGTCACAACTGAAACAGAGCGATTTTCAGCGTCGTGAGGAAGGTGATTCCACCGAAAGTACCCCTATGCGTCCGATTGACTTTGACGACTTTGGATTTCGTGTTTCTCTCCAAGAAGAGAAGCGTCTCAACCCAGAAACTGATAATATCCTTAAACAAACCGTTGATGATTGGAAGAATTTGAAGAAGGTTTTCCGTCTTCTTAAACGCACAACGTTTATCCATCCGTCGTTTCCAGTGAGAATTGACATGAGTGTTGTTAGGTCGTCTTCTCTCAATAAACGCGGTTATTTCATGTCAGAATACACACTCGACAAATCAAACGTCTTTAATAACCCTGTTACATACGAATTAGAGGTCGAGATTCTAAAGAACAAGGCGACTCGTGAGAATTTTGGCGACATTCAAAAGACGATCCAGATTATTATGAGTTCTCTTCAAGGAAGCAATTTCCCGATTAGCCGCCCAGAGCAGTTTGACGTGTTAAAGGAATATTATGTTGCAGTGAATGGCAAAGACGCCGATGATGTCCGAGTAAAACCGAAGCATTTCGTTGGACCATCGCCGATTTCTCTCCAACTGGAAAATATTCAACCTCTTAGTGAAACAATTAATGCCCACAACATTCGTAAGAACTATACTGTAACCGAGAAAGCCGACGGAATTCGCAAGTTGTTATACGTCAGCAAGAATAAAGACGGCAAAGTGTATTTGATCGACCAGAACATGAATGTTCAGTACACAGGACTGAAGACTGACAAACGCGAACTCATGAATTCATTGTTTGACGGAGAACACATCATTAACAACAAATTGGGCGAGTTTTACAATGTATTCGCTTGTTTCGACGTGTATATGCGTGGTGGCGAGGATGTCAGGACTCTTCCCTTTTATGAAGCGTCAAATCCAAAAGTTAGGCACACGATTATGACATCCAGTATCAAGGAATTAAACGCCAGTTACGAGAAAAAGAGTGCATCTGCAGTGAAAATCACGACGAAGCGATTCTATGCAGGTGACGGCGATGAAATCTTTGAACGTTGTAGAACTATATTGAGCGATGTTGAGGCAAACAAGTTCGAATACATTACAGACGGTCTCATCTTTACACCTGCCAATATGGCGGTTGGTGGCGATGTAGTTGCAAATGTGAAGAAGACGTGGGAGGCGATGTTCAAGTGGAAGCCACCGGAGTTTAACACAATCGACTTCTTGGTTTCGACAAAGAAGAATGATCAGCAGAATGATTATATCGGAAACATATTTAATGAGGGGACATCGACACACAAGGGGGCTGATATTACGCAATACAAGTCGCTTATACTTCGTGTCGGGTTCGATGAGAAGAAACACGGTTATTTGAACCCATGTGAGGACGTTATCGAAGACCGTGTGCCGTCGTATAAGGAGAATTTGGATGACGAAGAGACATACAAGCCGATCCCCTTTTATCCGACGAAGCCATATGACCCGAATGCATGCAAGTGCAATATTGTGCTTACAGAGGGTTCTTATGATGTTCTTCACATGATGACTGAGGATAAGACTGAGACGTTTGAGGATGACACAATTGTGGAGTTTCGATATGATAAGACTAAGGAGCCTGGGTTCAAGTGGATTCCGATTCGTGTTCGTTATGATAAGACGGCTGAATACAAGGCAGGGGGTAAGAATTACGGCAATGCATACCACGTGGCCGAGAGTGTTTGGCGAACGATTCACGACCCAATTACAACACAAATGATCACAAGTGGTCGCGGAATTCCTGATATTGTCGGTGATGACGACGTTTACTATAATCGCAGCGGAGAGAGCAAGACACGTGCATTGCGTGATTTCCACAACTTGTATGTTAAGCGTAAGGTCATTATGAGTGTTAGCCATCCTGGAAACAAGTTGATTGACTTGACAGTTGGCAAGGGCGGCGACTTTTCAAAGTGGATTGCGTCGAAATTGTCATTCGTCTTTGGAGTCGACGTCGCGAGAGACAACATCGAGAATCGACTTGATGGTACATGTGCACGATATTTGAATTATAAGAAGAATACCAAATCTGTTCCTGGGGCACTCTTTGTACATGCGAATAGTGGTCTTAACATTAGAAGCGGTGAAGCGTGTTTTACAGACAAGGGACGCGAAATAGTGAGGGCTGTGTTTGGTGAAGGACCAAAGGATGAGAAGAAGTTGGGACGCGGTGTTTATAAGAATTATGGGCAGGGAGAGAAGGGATTCAACGTGGTATCGTGCCAATTTGCACTTCATTACTTCTTCGAGAATGTCAAAATGCTCCACAATTTCCTGAGGAACGTCAGTGAATGCTGTAGGATCGGCGGTTATTTCATCGGTACATGCTACGATGGTCGCGAAGTATTTAAGATGTTGGAGGATAAGAAGCAGGGAGAGAGTGTTTCGCAACAGGTTGATGGTAAGAAGATATGGGAAGTTGTCAAGCAGTATGACAGCGACACACTGGAGAATGACGCGACATCAGTAGGTATGGCGATTGACGTGTATCAGGAGACCATTAACAAAACATTCCGCGAGTATCTTGTGAATTTCAACTATTTAGATAAACTTATGACCGAATACGGATTTGAAAAGGCGTCATCTGCTGAAACGAAGGGTATTGGTGGCCGTAGTGTAGGCACATTCTCCGACTGTTACTACTTGATGAAGAGTGAAATAAACAAGGATCCTGAATTGGAGAAGGAGTATGGTCGCTCGATGGACATGACTAGTGCAGAGAAAACGGTGTCATTCTTGAATAACTATTTCATTTATAAGAAAGTGAGAGATGTTGATGCCAAGAATGTAATGGAGGTTCAGGTTGGCACCTCAGCAAGTGAAGAGATTGCGGCGGCTGAAATGGCGGAAATTCCCAAGTCAAAGAAGAATAAATCACGTAAATTGGTTGGTAAGAAGGTGAAACTCGTCATTATGAGTGACGCAGAGTCAAAAGTTGAAGCCGCAGCAGACGATTCTGAATTGGTGCTCAATGACGCAGGTGATTTCGAAGCCACCACTTTTAAGATTAAACCTAAGAAAACAACTGTGAAGAAGCGTTCTAAAACAATTGAAGAACTCTAATTTTAACAACTTATTCATCGAGCATCTTGTATGTTGAAGAGAAGAGGAAATAAACGCATAAACTATGTTTTTATTTAAAATCATATAAATATATCATGATCTAAGAGATATATTTATATCACGAATGACTTCGTTTATGATGCCTCATGTATATGGGCGATTGATACCTGAGAATTTGAATCTTGTTTTAAAAAATGATGGTGTGGTTAACCTAAAAATAAACTATACACTGGCCAATTATTTGTCAATGGCGAGTAAAGCATCCGAACAATACTCTGAAATATGGGATACTATGAGCAAAATAACCAACATGTATGAGAATTTGGGAGATAAGCCTAAGATTTATTATGACACATGTGAGATTTTAAATATTTTTAAATTGGATATTGAAAATACAGCGACTGAACACAATATGATACAAAACGACCACAATATGATACAGACTGTAATAGAAAGCATTTACAATTCTAAAAAGGGGAACAATGCAATCATCAAAATAGGCAACATTTTTTCACAAGTATCCGTTGATTGTGTCTATATTCTCTCACTTTGTTTCAATGAAGTTTATATTTATAAGCCAGCGTCTAGTCCAGCAATTTCGTCTGAAAAATATGTGGTTTGTAAGGATTTCAAGTTGATAAGCACTGAATACTTGAAACCAGTTTTCAATAAAATTCTTTATGATTTAAAAATGTCGCAAACTGGTGGCTGTGTTTCTCTCTATACAAGGCGAATCAATAACAATTACATGAACACACTCATTGAAGCGAATTCTGTAATAGGACAACAACAATTGGAGGCGATTAACAATACAATTACACTCATCGAGCAGGGGAAAAAGAGAGAAAAGATAGAAGCACTTAAACGGCAACAGATTACAAGGTGTTCAGAATGGCATAAGAAATTCGGAGTGAATGGGCAACAATATAGCCAAGAAATGGAGATGTAAAACGATTAAGCACACACGGTGTAAAACGATTAAGCACACACGGTGTAAAACGATTAAGCACGATGCTCCAATTGATTAAGCACAGACCGTGTGATTCTGTCTAAACTTCTGACCACGAGTATTACATATTTGCTCCTTCTTCGTGATATTAATGTTAAGAGTTGCTTCTCCAGTGTATTTACGGCAGCAATCCTTATTATTATTATTTATATCACCTGCAATTGTGTTGTATTTGAGACGAAGAAGCCTCTCTCCACCTGAAACAGCCCCCTGTGTGCTGAATTTGGCATTGTTTGGCTTATATGTAATTTCGGCTTTGCACACGGATGATGCATCTTCCGCACAATTACCAAATACCTTTCCTGTTGTTGCATCAGTTCTCGCTGGCAAATTTCGATCGTATGATTCACATTTTCTTCTTAAATATTGTGCGTTGTTATAACTATATGTGTTATCATTTGTATATGCTCCATTTGGTTTTTTGCTATTTATCGTTGATTTTATGACAGGATTATAACAGGCAGTTGATGATTTACACTGAGAGAATCCATCCTTGATTATTTCAGTTGTAAAATTGGGTGCAGATGTACTGCATACACAACTCATCCAACGATAAATTGGAAGACCGCGGCTGCCATAGTTACCACATCCAAAACATGTGTTTGTATTAGGACCAATGCTATTATATTTAAATACGGGGGAACCTTGCTCGACATTAATCTTAGGCATTTTGTGTTATATTTGAAAGAGAGAAAAATAAACCACAATCATAGTTATTTTTTGCTATAAGTATGCATTCCGGCATATTATTGTAATAAGTTTTTCAGGGATTATATTTTTTGCTATAACTATTATATATGTCCTTCATCGACACAATTGCCTTTAATACTATTTTAGTATTGTTAACCGGGTATTTAATCAGTTATTTGATAAACAAGGTATGGCCTTACTTATTAAAGAGAGAAGGACTTGACAACTATCAAGATTATTCTGGAAACAACACTGACGAAACAAAGATATTGATGTACAAGAATGCAGGGAACATAGCAGCACTCAAAGATGCAGTCGACAAACTTATTCAGACATCGACCGATTCTGAAGGCAGATTGTCTGTATTGGAAAAGGAACATGACAACCTCACAAACGTTGTCAAGGAAACCAAGGCAACAGCAGATGAAACAAAGGCAAACGTTGATAGTGCTGTTACTGATTATAAGGCTCAAGGTGATCAACAAGCCGATGCATTAAATGACGTCTCTTTTGAAGAAGACGCTAGCAATTAAAAATCTCTCAATATTATAATAACTATAAGATGTCTAATTTCTTTCAAAATGTGGCAGAAGATGCTGAAAAAGTGGAAGAAGAATTGCTTGGACCAGATTACAAATATTATGAGCACATTAAGACCCCCGAAGAATTGGGAATGAGTGACTCTGGAACTATTAGTGCACTCGGAAAGGACATAAACGGCATTATTAATTATGTCGAATTGCTTGTTACTGGTAGAGGTGATGCCAACAAAAGCAAGGGTGGTCGTCCACTTGGTGATCGGTTCTTCTTAAAAACAGGTGGACAGTGTAAGGATCAAGCAAGTGGAAAACTGGTCGACCGTCATATGTACATAGATAATGTGCCAGACGGTGCAATACCGTTTATTAGCAGTGGAATCGGGTATAAGTTCACCACATTTGAGGGACTTATACCCGGAATTTTGAGTGATATTGATAAAATTAACCCGATGGACATGTTTAAAGCGTTCTCTCAAGATAGCGAACCAGCATGCCGTGAAATAACACTGGAAACTATTGGAAAGGATGGAACTGTTAGTAGTGAAACTCGGTTTTTGCCACTCGATGAGATTGCAGTCATTGAAGCCAATAATAAGAAGCAAAAGATAATTGTGAAGCCGACTTATAAGGATTCCGACGCTTTTAAGCCGGCATTGACAAAAGAGGAGAAGAAGAAACAGAAAGAAGAAGAGGCTAAAAAGAAGAAGGAGGAAGCGGCTAAAAAGAAACAGGAAGAACGTGATGCGGCATTAAAAAAGAAGCAAGATGCCGAAGAAGCAGCCAAGAAGAAAAAGGAAGAGGCAGCACAAAAGAAAAAGGATGCCGAAGCCGCGAAATTAGCAGCCAGAAAGAAGAAGAGAGAAGGATTTACGAATGATGACGATGAATACACTTTCGTCGAGGACGCTCCAAACATGATGTCTGCTGACAATGTTTACTTGGCATCAGTTGGAATGTTATATCTTTACATATTTTACCGTCTCATCACTAAGACAACAGCATTGTGAGAATGCTTTTGCAAATGATGCAACAATTAAAATAACAGCACACACTATTAATGCGATAATGATCATTAAATAAGTAATTTAATGATCATTTAAGTAAAAATTCGGCTTTAATGTTTGCGATTCTTACGCGATTTACGGCGATTCTTGCGAGATTTGTTGTTCTTACGCGATTTTCCACCGAATCCAAGCCAATTTCCGAAAGATCTACCTAAATTCTTAACTGATTCTAATGCATTTGTAGCAGTTTTTCTTGCCTTGTCTGTGATACTTGGTGAGATTGTGGTTGCTGATTGATCGACAGACGCGTTGGGTTCGGACATTGTCACCGTTGGTTCGGACATTGTCACCGTTGGTTCAGACATAGTTGTGACCTTCGGTTCGGTCACGGTAACCTTCGGTTCAGACATTGTCACCGTTGGTTCGGACATATTAGCATCTTCTTCTGCTCTAACTAGCATATCCTCTTCTTCATTACCACCACGCATTTTTCTCGATGTTCTCTTCATTCTTCTTAAGCGTCTAGATTTGGGCATATTATTATACATTTTTGTTATATTTTATTTTTATTTAGGCGTAATTCTTCTTTCCACCAGGGCTTCTATAATCCTTTGACACTGCAATCATCTTTCTATAACGAATAAATTCGGATGAATCCGGCACTATCTTATCCTGAACGAGCAAGTCTCCAGCGTTTCTCACCGTCTTTAATCCAGCACGAGTAGCCTCGAAAAGAGACATCGTTTTAAATGAAGGGTTTCTATCAATGTTAGACATGTTATATACTTATTAAACAAAAAATATTATACATTCAAATGCTTTTTGTTATGTTTAGTTTGTCTTTTATATTTGGATTTTTACTCTTAATTTGATGATGTCAAACAAGCCTGTTCAGTCAAAATCCTCGGTGACACATTCATAGTTGTCAACTCCTGAAACAGCAACTTACAAGAATACGGCAACTCCACATATGAGAAGTCAACGCGATTGTCACAAGTCTTACACAAGTGAATATCACGGGCATCATTATAACTCGCCGTCATTCCACACTTATTACACACATGAATCTGGAACTTGTCAGATGAATCATACAGACGACCCTTTGTAAATCGCGAAATTCCATGCGAAATCGTGCAATCACGCTCCATCTCTCCAAAACGATGACCACCATCACGTGACCTGCCCTCTGCTGGCTGACGCGTGAGAACCACCATCGGACCAATGCTGCGACTGTGTTGCTTATCCTTAACCATGTGCTTCAAACGCTGATAGAATGCAGGTCCCATAAACACACTCGTCTCCATCTGCTCACCAGTCATTCCGTTCATCAGCACCTCATTGCCGTGCTTCTCAAATCCAACCTTAGTCAATTCCTTGCTAATAAAGTCAACAGACAAGTCGCTGAAACTGGTTCCATCGCCGAACATGCCGATTTGCAGCAGAACCTTGCCAAGAAGCGTTTCCTTAAGCTGAGCGATCGTCATTCGGGATGGAATGGCATGGGGATTGATGATAATATCAGGACGAACACCGTCAGCCATGAATGGCATATCCTCCTCATTCATAATGACTCCGGTTGTTCCCTTTTGTCCGTGACGCGAACTCAACTTGTCACCTATCACTGGCTGGCGATAAGCACGGACACGCACCTTACAGAAACTGTATCCATCGCCATTACAGTCAACATAATTCTTATCCACATAGCATTCCTCACGAGTGCGATACGTGTGGCTCTCATCCTGGAACTTGATGACTTTCGTGTGATCATTGCGATTCTCCTTAATCGGCACCACCTTCCCGATGATGACGTCATTGTCCTTAATCAGTGTGTTTTCGGGCATAACGCCCTTGCTTGTGAGCTTGTTGTAGTTTGCGAACTTCATTCCCTTTGTCTTGGACGCATCAGGTTTGCAACGAACCTCCTCATCACCATGAATCTTCTTGTCTTCATCACGCTCAGTGTGGTAAATAGTGGCACTAAAGAGACCACGCTCGATTGCACCGCGATTCACAATAATCGAGTCCTCCTGATTGTATCCAGAGTAAGATGCAATGGCGACGATGACCATGGATCCAGATGGTGCCTGATTCAACTTCATAATATTCATGACGCGTGTATCAACCAGGGGACGCATTGGTGTCGACAGTACATACGCAGTCTTATCCATGCGTGCATCATAATTCGTCATGTATACACCCATAGACTGCTTACCCATGGCACACTGATATGTGTTCCTAGGAGACTGGTTGTGTTCAGGGAACGGAATACACGATGCGACGACGCCGAAGATGGTGCTGGGATGAATCTCACAGTGTGTGTAATTGTAGCGACATGTCTTCCCGTCAACCTCGACATCTTCAGACAATTTCTCGGGTGTCATTGCAATCATACAATAATTCTGCTCTTCCACATCGATATACTCGAGCACTGATTCAGGCAGATTGTGATTGGTGAAGAGGTCATCCCATGTAATCTCGTTGTTCTTAAGACGCATAATCATTTCATCCGTAAGCAAGAACTTATTGTCACGGACCTTGAGAAGCGGGCGGGTCAGACGTCCACCATCTGTATACACTCGAATCTCGAGGTTCTTAATGTCGAAGATGATTGCTGTATAAATGTTGAGCAGGCCTTGATACTTCTTCTCCTTGAGATCGGAATACAGGCCGACCGGGTTGTCAGATACACCGAGCCAGTTGCCATTAACAAACACCTTCACCTTGCCATAAACGTCGGCGGGCGATGTCAAATCAGTGAATTTGATGATTTCAGGCAGGATGTAGTCGATTGCTGGCTGACTGCTGGATGAAGTGCTGACATGAGTGAGATAACTCAAATTCTTGACGACACCAATAGATGCACCCTCGGGGGTCTCTGCTGGGCAAAGGAACCCCCATGTTGTCGGGTGGAGTTTACGAGGCTGAACGAGTTTGCCACTCTTGTCAATCGGAGTGTTAATGCGTCGCAAATGGCTCAGCGAACTCGGATAACTCAGGCGATTGAGAACTTGAGCAACGCCGACTTTAGTGTTGTTTCCGCTGCCAGCACCTTTGGCACCGAAATCACCTGTGGACAGCGATCGCTTAAATCCATTGTCCAGGATAGTCGTCTTGACAATCTTGTAAACATTGGTCTCATTAATAATGTTCAGATAGTCGTCGCGAGACCGCCATGATCCTGTCTTGATTTCATTCTTAATCTGCTTACGCATGTCCTTCACGAGGTTGTTGAAGAGATTGCGTCCGAGGTTATTCAAGAGAACACCAGTGGCATCGACTTGCTTGTTGATATAAGAATCACGATCATCCTCCTTAATCCAGCCGAAATGAGCCTGAATCAGACGGTTGGCCATGTATCCGAGGTAATACACCTTCTGATCACGCGATGGAGCATTTGGAAAGAGGTCGTTTGCAAGAACATCTTCTGTAAACTCACGCTTCTTCTTCTCTCCATTTGTCTTACTCATTCCCATCGGGGTAAACATTGCCTGGCTAATAATGTGTGTCATTGCATCATCTTGAGTCAAATACTTGTTAGCATCGACGATAGATGCCTTGAGAGCCGATAGCATCTTCTCCATGTTCTCAGTGGCAATGTTCAGAACGATATACTCGCAAATCTTCTTGTCACTCTCGACACCAAGTGCACGGAATAGCACGAACACTGGAACTGGATTCTTGAGACGAGGCACCTTGATGTAGAGGCTGTGGCCGAACCCGTTGTCCTTGGACGAAATCATCATGTTAATCTGTTTGGCTGAGATACAGATGAAATCGGGCACTGCCTTAAGTTCGGCAACCATGAGCCACTTGGAGTTGTTCTTACTCGCAGTGAAACAGTAAATCTTGTTATCGGCGGCACGTTCCTGAGCGAGCACAGTCTTCTCACTGCCGTTAATAATGAAATAACCACCCGGATCCATACGACACTCACCAGTCACCTCGGGAGCCAAATGAGGATACTGAGTGAGAACGCAAATCGCCGATTTCAGCATAATCGGCATCTTTCCAATGTGAATCTTGGGGATGACCTTGTGAAACGTCTGAGCCCCGTCAACCACGATCTTAATGCTCATGTCAACGACCATGGTGGACGAGTAAGTGAAATTACGCAATCTGGCCTCTTGAGGGAACATGATCTTTGTAGCACCGTTATTCTCGTGAATCTGAGGGCGATAAAGGTGGAAGTTGTCAAATGTCACGTAGACATCGATGACTGGTTCATCACTCGTGGTCGGATTGTCCTGATCATCCGCATTGGCCTCATAATGCACATGAATGGGATTGAACATGTTGATTGTCTTCTTTAGTTCGACATTCACGAATGTATTGTATGACTCAATCTGATGACGCACAAGGCGAGCCAAATGCTGTTCATTAAAGTACGACTTGATAATCTCCCAAGGAGCCTCAATGTATTCTTCGACAGTGAAATCTTTCGGGACAGTCGACATGTTTGCTTGAATTGTGGTTGGTTGTGGCTATTAATGATATGAAAAAATGTCTTTAAGTCTGTTTCAATTTTTTATTAGTTGCTAAATCCCTGTTTATTTCTTCATCATCTGCTTGATAAGTGCACTCTTCATTTCATCCTTCTTAATCACTTGGTTGAGTTTCTCCTTGGTAGCATCGTGTTCGGCGTGAATTTCAATGAGACGAGCAACATAATGTTCACGTACAATCTTCATTGTTTCATTGTGTTGATTAATTGTTTCCTTCAATTCTTCGATGTGTTCATTCATCATTTCGACCACGAGTTTATAGAGAGATAGAATCTGGTCTTTTGTTAAATGAGGTTCGGGTGCGGTAGAAATATTTTCGTTGAGAACGGTCATTGTTGCTGGGATGGAAAAATGCTTTAACATAGTTATGTGTTTAAAGCATTTCAATTTTAATTTAACAATTTAAACATTTATTAGTTCAAACCTATCAATCACTGTAATTTGCCAATTCTTAACAGCAAACAAGTACCATTTAGAGTTATTACACTTGATTCCCTGTGACGCTGTCAATTTAGGTGCGAGATCAATTATATTGTCGCGAACAAACTCATTGAGTGAATGTAAATACTTAATCCAATCTTCATATGTGCTCTCTTTATTTACTTTGTTAGTTCTCTCCAAAATGTCATTTGTTAATTTATTCATAAAAACATCGCGATTCTCATTTGGAATGTTTGGTGTAATTGATGGTGAAAACAGACGTGGATGAGTGGATTGTATAAAGTGAACAACTTTTTCAATGACCTCTCTCATTTTAATGTTTCCTTGTTCTGTTGTATAGAGAGTGGGGACTGGTTGGCACTTGTTTACCCTCCAAAATTTTGAAACAATCTGGTCTTCTGAGTAAGAAAGAAGCAAATCAATAACAACATCCTTGTCTGCTCTCAATGTTTTAAGAGCAGTTAGTCGGTGAATTCCGTCATAACAAATGTATCCATCACCGGTCTTATTCATTGAGAGATAAATGATGCCATCAACATACGACTGATTTTTAATAGACGATTGAATCTCTGGGATTCTCGGCATGTATGGTGGCCGGTTCATTTCCCAATTTTCAATACTTACTTTATTCAATTCGTATGATGTCGTGTGAGCAACCACATTATTTTCTGAACATTCGAAAATAATGTCGTAGTCGAACATTTTTGTATGCAGAGAGTTGTATATAATTTAAATGTAAAATGGCTTTAATTTATTTTAAAAGATCAATTATACATGCTGAATTTTTTAAGTATTGTAAAGTGTGGGTCTGAAGATGGCATTTTAATTATAGACAAACCTGAAAAACAATTACCATTGGTTCAAGCAGGAAATCGACGCGGGAACACGTCTAGACAGAATCACATTAAAAGGTCGAGGCCAAATCGAGAAATTAATTCTCACTAATGGCTTGTTTAAATACTTTAATGTCCCTCTCAATTTCTCTCCATTTTGAGCGACAATGAGGGCATTTGTTATCCACATTTGGTGTTTTCAACCAACTTATTACGCAATTCAGTAACATCGGCTTTATGCAAGTCATACATACAGCGTATATATCGCCGTCTCCAATTGGTTCATGAGAAATCACACAATCTTCATCGGTTCTGGCCGTAGATACGGCAATGTTGGAGAGAACATCTACTAATTGACGCGGTCTAAATCCATCAACGATTGATGTATGGTGTGGGTTACGAACTGTCAGTTCTGGTGTAATTATGCCTCTATGCATACTCATATACGCTGGAAATGCGTAAGAAATAGATTTAACGGCTGACTGATGATTGATTTCGATGAGAACCGTGTCAATCCTGCCTAATTCAAGCCCTCCATTGTGGTCGGCAACAAAACAATCGGCGACTGTGTTATAGTGTCTTTCCAAGTCAAATGGCACGAAAATCCACTCGCAATCCTCGAATTTTATTGTATTCAGTTGAAAATCTATGATGTTTGTGTGATTTACATATAACTGATGATTTAACTCTATTTTGAGAGAAACCATGCGATTTGTGGTGTCATCAGCATATTCCGCTTTAATAAACATACCATGTACATTGCCAGTTGCATCTAAAATATGATTTGTTTCGTTTTCACCTTCAGGTTGTGTGACAGTAACAGAAATCATGTTAAAATATTGCCATTTGGGTGTAACTCTCCCATGGGTTCGAACATGGTCTGACTCAAAACTTCTCACTGTTTCTGGAATAAACTTGTAAGTAGTTGTTAATGTCACACTATTAATCATCACACCAGGAACTTCTTTGAAATTAAAAAGGATTGGAGAATTACCTAAAAGAAGAAAGATATATCTCAATAGCCCATTTGGAAAAACAACATGAGAATACAAGTTATAAATTATGATTCCACCGTTTCCATCTGCATTTGTGTATATTTTCATATAATCGGCTTGTTTTCTAAAAATACATACATCTTGGTGTGTAATTAATCCAGTTTGAGACGTGCAAATAAGCCAGTTGACAAACATTTCTCTCAATTCTCTAATGTTGGGTTGTCCTGTATATTCAACCTTTATGTATCTAAATTTATACACATCCGCATGAGCGATGAATGTTTGTAAATCAATTGTGTATGTTTTCAATCCAGCAGACATCGATTCGCCGAGAGAAAGTTGATGATTGTGAGATACTGTTGAATAATCATGTTCGTCATCAATTGGAAAATTAGTATTTGCTACTAGTTGTAGTATACCGCCTGTTCCAGTGTGTACTTGTGGTGTTTGTTCTTCTCTAGTGTGTCCAGGTCCATCACCAAGGATGATTATTCTCTCACCTATGATTTCGGTCATTTTTGCGTAAATGTGTGTGTGTATTACTTTTTATGTGGGTTTAAATATATAAATGGAGAATTGGGCACTAATTGCTATTATATTAATTATTTCTCTCTGTGAATCAGCAGGTCAGAGTTGTCTTAAGAAGTTATTCGTTAATCCTGACAAGAAGTACTTGTATTTTGTTGCAGTCATATTTTATTCGATAGTTTGCTACTTACTCATAATGTCATACAAGTACAAAGGAATGGGGCTGGTCAATATATTGTGGAGCGGTATGTCGATCTTGGTGATTTGTTCAGTTGGAATAACCTTCTTTGGAGAGAAAATAACATTTATGGATAAGATTGGTATGGCGTTGATTGTTGCTGGTATGGTATGTGTTCTCTGGGAGGGTGTACATTAACGTAATGAGGTAAATTGAGATATATTAAGTGGTAGTTTATTATAATATGAGTAAAAGTATTGTAATAA